ATCTTTTACATATATCTGCACATAATTCTACTAAACTATTATATGTATTGTCATTGAACTTCCCGTCCCAGTCTGGATGACAGTCTTCTATTCCTATTGATTTTCTATTCATACTATATGAACCTGAATGATAAGCTATTTCATCCTCTGGAATACATTTTATTATTTCTCCATTCAATCCTATTACATAATGGCTTGAAGCATATGTTTTATGTGTAATTCTTAGATTTTCAAAGTAGTTTCTATTTGCTATTGCTGAACTTCCTGCATTTCCAACCCAATGTACCACTATGTTTTTTATTGTCCCTTGTTTTTCTCCACATCTACTATATGGATTTACTGTTAATAATCTTTCTTCTATATTATTCATTTGCTTCACCCCTTGTATCTTCTTCGGCTAATTCCATTGTTTCTACAATTTCTTTTTCCATGGTTTATTCCTCCTTATTATTTATTGCTTTTTGTCCTAACAAATATGTTCCAATAACTCCTTGTACTACTGCAATAACTTGTACTATTTGTATTGCACATGGTATTGTTATTCCATCAACTGCATTTATTCCAGCTACTAATGCACTCACTATTGCTAATATATTTGTTAAATACTTTGCTATTGTTTTTAATTTTTCCATATCGTCTCACCTCCTACTTTAAACCTAATTTCATATATATAAGCCCTAATATTACAGCCAAAACAGAATAAAATATATAATCTACTAGTTTGTCCCATTTCTTACTTTTTTCTTTGTCTATTTCTGAAACATTACTATCTAACTTTTGGTCTATCTTCTCTACTGCCGATTCTACTTTTCCCATTCTATAATCCATTTTTTCCATTATAGAATATGTTTTTTCAAGTTTATCAATTCTTTCGTCATGGTCTCCTATTCTCTTTGTGTTTGACTTTTCTCGTTCTTCTAAGTGTGCTACTTTTTCAATTAATTCAGTATCTTGCATTATTCTTCCTCCTTGGCTAGTTCTTCGTTAGTCTCTTCAACTTCTACATATGTATCTTCTACGAGTAATGTTAATTCACTATATTCTTCATCACTGATTTTGTTCATAGCGTAAAATACATTTAGTTTGTTTTCAATGTCTGCTTTTTCTTTGTAGTATTTTTTTGTTATTAGTTTCTTTAATAATTCAACTATCATTTATTCCACCTCGCTTTCTACTTCTTTCTGCAAGTTATCTAATAGCATTGCACTTGTTTGTGTTGTACTTAACAACTGCTTTATTTCGTCTATTTCATTTTGCATTTTTTGATTTTGTGTCTCTTGGTCTTTTACATAGTCTAAGCTTAGTATTGCTTTACTATCTGTTGTTATGTTTGTTACATTTTTATATGTTCTTGCGTTATTTAGTTCTTTTGCTACTGATTTCTGGTCATCTGTAAATTTTAGGCGAGTTGGTGTTGCCAATTTGTAATAAACTGTTAGCACATGCTCCTTTAGCCACGTTTTAAATTCATCTAATGTTTTAGTAGAATACTCTTTTAAATATATTTGAATATTCTTACTAGCAGATATTCCCTCATTTCCTAGCCAAGTTTCATTGGCTGTCTTTCTATTAAGTTTATCACAAAAAACATTTTTCTTTGCATCATTATTAAATCTTGCACTTGGACTTGGATTCATAAAAAATCTATATCCAGCAGATGTTGTTGCCTCTCTTACCCACGCTTCATCTCCTGTCAGAACTAATTTATTCCACGTATGTACTTCTTCTTCATTATCCCAATCAAAATAGTCATCTTCTAGCATTTCTTTTTGAACTGGCATTATGTATGATTGTTCTTGATGTTCTTTGTATGGTGTTGCTATTATACTCTCTTCTATTTGTAAATTTAAAATAATATTATTAAATTCTGTCTTACTAAACCATATTAAATAATTTGTATAATTTGTATCCTTCGTTGTTTCCCACGTTTTTTCTGTTAAATTATTATTTAACATTGTATGGTTTATATTATCTAAAGATAAATATATTTTTTTTATTTCAATATTATTTCTACTGTGTGTATATTTTCCAGTTCTTAAAGTTAAGTTTATTGGTATATCAATTCTTGTATCTGCTGTTGCTATACCATTTAAATATAATTTTCCTTCTCTTATTGAATACTTTACTCCATTTATTTCCTTTTCAGTTACTTCTGGCAATCTTAGTATATTCTTATTACATTTAGTTAACTTAACTGAACCCATACCATATTTGCTGTATTTTCCTACTTCTGTGCCTTCAACTAGTTTTACAACATCGTAATAATCTTTATAAACATCTGCTCTAATATAAGCAGTATTTTGAGGAACTGTTCCTGTAGGACTTTGAGTTGCTGCAATATATGATATGAATTTTTTATTAGTATCATAGAAGGCAACCGTTGTTCTATTTGATAGAGAAATTGTTTTACCTGCATATTTTCTAAAATCAATATATTCTTCTGTACCATACCAATTTCCACTAGTTGATGTTCTTATTTCTCCAGTGTCATTATTAAGAGCTCTATTAAAAACAAACTTACTTTTATCCAATAAATTTACATTACTACCTACTGTTTTTATTTCACTTGGATAATCTGGACTTGGGCTTATTCCGTATTGTTCAAAATCAGTTGCAGTAGAGCCTTTTTCTAGTTGAATTTTTATTGTGTCATCAAAAGTTGTTCCTGCTGCAAAACTACTTATAAAAGCATACATACTATATACTTCTTTTTTAAATGCCACATTTTTTGTTTTAGAACCCGCAGGAATCACAAATTCAAATATTTCTTTATCAGTATATATGCCTTTAAAATGTATATTAAATGTTTTGGTTTTATCAATAGACAAAACATAATTTCCAGCAGGATATGAATATATAACATTAGCTGAAATATTTGCCCACGCATTAGTCGACGTTCCTTTTATAGTTCCTACACCGTCTTTATCATATGTTGTTGTTATTCCATTACTTGTAAAATTTAAAGGTTTAAATAAATTCTTTCCACTTCTCGTCTCCTGCTCACTATTCCCACTAATTCCTATCTTGCACCTTGCTCCACTGCTGTCTTCTACATGTATGTATTCTCCACTGGCTTGTCCTCTTATACTTGTTTGATAATAATCTTCTTGCATTTCTTTTAGTTCTTTTTCTAGTTCTGTTTTTTCTGTTTTAATATTTGATATTTCAGTATTAACTTCTTCAACATTTTCATCAATCTTATCCCAGTTACCATTTAAGTAATTTCCTATATCAAATTGTTCTTCGTTTGTTTCTGGATTATCATGTTTAAATAATTTTAAATTTGTTGTTTCACTCATTGAAGCACCTCCTATTTATATCCTATTATTTTTGTAATTTTTGGTTTGTAATATGTATTATTAACACTTAATGCTTGCTCTGTAGAGTTTATTGCTAATGTTGTATTTTTTAATATTGTCACAGTTTTATTTACTATTTTGAAAATAATTGAACTTGGTACGTAATAACTTTCTGATGTTTCTGTATCAAGAATACAATTTAATTTTTTATTACTTGGTTCTAAAAATACAAATGTTGAATATATTGTATATCCTGTTACTTCTACAAGTATTTTTTTGTATTTAGATATGTCATCATTTATCGTGCCTGTTCCTGTAAATATTCCATTTGAATTATTGTATAGCACTGTTCCATCAATCCTAGAATTTACAGCTGTATTTTTTGAATTAATATCACTTTCAATATTATCTTGTATTTTATTTAAATTCGTATCATTTATAGCTGGTTGTCCATTATTTTTAAAAGTAATTTTAGTCATCTATTTTACCTCCTTCAATTGTTTTTTTAGTTCTTCAACTTCTTGTGATAATTCTTGTATCGCTTTACAACATAAACTTGTAAATGAATAATTATCCACTCCTTGATTATCTGTACTTGTTACTTCTTTTGAGTAATTATAGTTATCTCCAATTACAAATCCTATGTGCTTCTTATCTGTATCTTTTTCTGTTTTTAAGTTATATTTATAAATGTCTATATTTTTTATTGTTTCTAGTGCATTATCTTTGAGTTTTTCAAAATTCTTTTTGCTTTCTTCTTTTGATGTTTGTGTCAATGTAGGTGTTGTTATTCCAGTATTAAGTATAGTTGTTGAACCACCTTGTCCATCTACATAAATTGCAGATTTTGAGCTTCCAGCTTGTAAATCAATTCTATTACCAGAAGAATTAACTATCCCAATCCCAACTGGTTGTATATATGTAAAATTATTTGAATCATTTTCCTCTACTCTAAATAAATCGTTTGCTGTTCCTTTTCCTTTTATTTTAAGTTTGCCACTTGAGGTCAACTCAAAGAAATCTCCATTTTTTATAGTTGCACTTGTACAACTCATATTTCCATTACTATCAACATTAAAATTTTTACTTGATATTGCCATATTGTCTGTTAAATTTAATATTTTTCCGTTTAAGGCTGATTTTGTCTGCTTCAATACTAATTTGTTCAGCACTTTGATTAATTTTTGAAATAATTTCATTTTCATCTACCTTCTTTTTGACTTCTAAATTTATTTCCTGTGCTGTTTGTTCTATGCTTGAGTTCATTTCAACTCTAGTTGCAAATACATCCGTGTAGTCACTCTTTATAGCCCATTTTGCTTTTATTTTTGCTGTATAATTTTGAATAGTTATTGTATTATTTCCTTCTTTTAGTAATATTTCAAATTTACCTAAAGCTTCTACAGTTTCTTTGGCTTTTGTTGTTCCATCTTCGTTTACTCTTCTTATTACTTTTGCTTCTCCATCTTCTAATACATATTCATCACATATTTCACTGTTTTGTCTTAATACGTCTAATACACCTAATTCATAAGTAGTTTGATTATTATCTTTATCAATTACTACTATTCTGCTATCTCCAAATGGATATAAGTTATCACCTGGTGATAATGTGTCTCCTGGATATAAATACTTAAATACTGTATTGTTTCCATATATATGTAGCTCTAGCAGTCTTCCTTTTATACAATTTTCTAATATAACTGTATTTATCCCTTCTATATCGTTTGTTAAATCCTCTATATCCGATATTCTTTGATATATTCCATTTATATCTTGCTCATGCTTTGTTATTTTTTTAGAATTTTCAGTTGTTTCTTCAACTAACTGTTTAATTGTCCCTTCTGCTTGGTCTATTCTGCTTTGAACTCTTCTATTTACAACTTTTTGACTTTCTTTTTTTACTGTTGTTTCCTCTTTTTGTTTTATTTGTATTTTGCTTGATATTTGTGCAATAAATTTTCCTTCTAATGACATTTCACCTTGATAAATAACATTTTTACCATTTATAACTATTTTGTCTCCAAGGTCTATAGCAGGATCTATTATTACTTTTCCTTCAAATGTATTTACTGTTAAGCCTTTTATTTTGTTATAAATTTTTTGAACTTGGTCTTCGTCAACAATGTACATATTTTCTTGATTTATCCAAAGATTATTTCTTGTGTCATCTCCAAATTTAAAACTTCTAACGCCATCTTCATATGATACTTTTGAAATTTTAAATTCTTCGCCCCATTTGTATTCTCCAAACATTTCAAGTGGAATTTCTGTTTCATCTTGATAAAATTCTCTAAAACATAATTTTCCTTCTCTATCAATACAAGCAAAACAACCAGCACTTTCAGCAATATAACTTAGATATTCTCTTGCAGTTACAGTATTGTCATAGACAGAGACCTTTTTATCTAAATTTAAAAAAGAAGTAGAACCCAATTCTACTCCTGCTTTATTACAGATATCTTGTGCAACTTGTAAAAGAGTTGCTTCGCCTTTTGATATTAATTCACTACCATCGTAATTAAACTCAAATTTAATCATATTATCTAGTGCTTTTATTGTTATTGTATTATCATCATTGTCTGTGTAATCATCTACATTATAGACTCCGTATTGGTATCATTTCGAAACTACTATCATTTTTGGTTAGGCTCTTGACTGGTATTCCATTTAATGTTCCAACCATCATTGCATTTACTTCTGATACTGTTAATGCGTGATTTATTAAAATGCCATATTCCACTCTTATTTTTGAAAGAGTTTCTGGCATTTTATCTTTATATAATTTCATTTCAATGTATTGACTTGGTGTACCACCTAGACAAAATTCTTCTTCAAATGCATTGCCACCCTTTTTAAATTCCAAAATATAATCTGGATTTATTAGTGTATCGTCTATATAAATGTTCATTGCACAAACTGGGTTTTCATATATATTTTGTTTCCATTTTTTACTTGTTTCGTACATTAACTCAACCCCTTTGCTTTATTTACTGTTGCTTTTTGCTGTGCTGTTAATTCTTTTTGCATCAAATTAAAAGACACTTTCCATTTTGATTTGGAAGTGTCTTCATCATTACCTGTTTTATGCATTTCACTTGTTCTTTTACTTACTCTGAATTTGGCATTTTCTAACATACCACCTTGAACCGATGGACATTTTACTGTTACTATCATCGGATTTTGGTATGTTGCTTGCAAAAGTTCTTCTGCTTCATCTTCTGATAAGTAATCCCAAGTCATTTCAAGCTTTAGCATTCCGATTGCTATTGGGTTATCTATTAATGCTCCTGTTACTTTTGATGTATAACTATCATTGTCTGTGTCTTCTATATTGTCTTTATATGTAGATGGTGTTTTCATTAATTTACCATTTAATTTCCATAACATAATTTTTATCCTCCTACTAAAGCTTCTATGTCTTTTCCTGTTCTTCTTGTTCTATCTCTTAAATCTTCTAACAATATTTGTCCTAATTTCTTATTTCCTACATTTACTGTCAAATATATTGGTCTATCATCATTATTTCCACTATAATTAGACAATACATCTTCGAATGTATCTCTCATTATATTTTGTGGCGTTATAATTTCTGGGTTTGTTTTAGCTCCTGAATATTCTCCAGCTAATACTGTTGTTGCTTCTGTTAATACTCCACCTTTAGCTAATCTTGGTATTGATACTCTTGGTATCATTCCTATATTAAATCCAAATGTTTTTCCTCCTAATCCTGGAATCCAATCAGGAATATCAAATTTTAATTTATTTAGGGCTTTAACAACTGTATTAATTCCATTTACAACTCCATTTGCCATTCCTTCTATTCCACCTAAAATAGAATTTATAATGTTTTTAATTGTATTCCATATGCCATTAAATATATTTGTTACAGTTGTTTTAAGTCCTGTCCAAATATTATTCCATATATTTTTAATTGTATTTAATACATTAGAAATAGTATTCTTGATTCCATTTATTACGTTAGATATTGTACCTGTTATAGCATTCCATACTGTTGAAACTACATTTTTAATTCCATTCCAAATATTACTAAAAAATGTTGCTACTGCATTAAATACTGTTTTTACTATATTTAATATGCCGTTCCATAAGTTACTCAAGAACTCTTTAATTACATTCCATACACTCTTTACAGTATCACATATTCCTTGCCATAAATTTTTAAAGAAATCTGCTATTGCATTCCATATTTCTATTGCTTTTTGTTTAATCCAATCCCAAGTGACTTTTAATGCTCTAATTATAGAATCCCAATTCATTATAGCAACTACTATTAATGCTATAACTGCTATTATAGAAAGTATTATTACGATAAGTGGTAATAATGAGATATGTAATGCTGTTGAAATAGCCGTAAATGCTGTTAATATTGGAACTAATATACTTATTATCGTACTTACTGTTCCTATTGCTATCGCTATTGCTAGTATTATTTCAGCTACTCCTGGATTCTCCGCCAACCACTTAAAAATATCTACTAATCCACTTAATATATCTAGTGCAAGTGTTCCTATATTTTGTCCTATATTAGACAATGCATCAACTAACGGTTGCCAATCTATTTCTGACAATTTTTCTGATATTACTCTGAATTTGTCTGAACAATTATTTAACCAATTTTGAAATCCTTCACTTTGTACTACATTATTTATAGCTGTTAATAGATTATTAAATGCATTTGCTAAATTCTGCACTATTGCATCTCCATTACCGTTATAATTCCAAGCATTTGCAAAAGCTTCGGCTATATTTCCTATAATTGCTAAAATTAATTCTAATGATGTATATACTGTTCCATTTGTAATTATCTTTTCAAAACTTCCCCATACTGCTGAAATTAATGTTGTTACTTGTCCTGCTGTTGTTTTTATTTGTTCTACCAAAGCAGGTCCATATTTATTCCAACTATCAACAAGTGGTTTAAAGAAATCATATAATTTTTGTGCCAATGGCGACATTTGATTTTCTATTCCTGACAAGTCAAAACTTGGCGATGAACTTCCACCACTTCCACTATCTGAACTATCATTAGATTGTACATTATTTATTTCATCGTGAACTCCTGCTAATTGTTTTGATTCTTCTTTTGCCTTTTTCGCACTTCCAGCCATACTTGCATATGAACTTGCACTTGCTTTTGCAAATATATTTACTCTAAACAATGCATATATAACTGATTGGATTGCTTTCATCATATTATATACTAGGTTTGTAATATAAGTTATAGCTGGTGCTAATGCACTTCCTAGGGAATTTTTCATATATTCAATATTTGCGCTTAATTGTTTTGCACCAGCATTTTGACTTGATAGCCAACTTTGAGCACAGCTACTTAATACTGAATATACACTTCTTAAAGAAAATAATGTCATAGCATATTTTAAAATATGTCCTATACCTTGTTTCACTGTGGTTCCAGTTCCTTTTAATTTATTCGATATTCCACCTACTATTTTTTTTATGTAATTTAATGGATTTATTAAATTACAAAAACTTTTACTAATTTTTTGACATTCTTTTGTCACTTTAGAAATAACAGGTTTTAATGCACCAAAAAAACTACTCAATTTATTTTGAGTAGTTGATGTCTGTGATGTTTGTTGTCCTAATTCTGCCATTTTAAACTTTGCACTGCTTAATAATTCGTTATATTTTTCAATTTCACTATTTAATTTATCGCTTTGTTTAACTAAACTTTGATAATTAACATTGTTGTCTAATTTTTGATATGTTTCTTGCTTAATTTGTTTATTTCCAGCCTCTGGAATTTCTTTTATTACAGATTGATTTGTATCATTTCTTATTTTATCTAAAGCATTATTAGTAATATCTAACTTTAACTGTCGACTAGTTATTTTCTTTTGTAGACTATCTATTTCTTTTTCTATTTGAGATATTTGTTTTTGTGCATCTTTATTGTTTACTTTAATTGATATTTCATTGTTTTCAGAACTCTTTTTTAAGTCTTGCATTTTCTTTTTCATAAAATTAACTGCTTGATGTAATTTGCTAGTCATTGTCTTTGTGTCTACTTTTGAAAAAGCTTCTTGAACCTGTTTCATTTTTTCTTTTATTGCAGGTAACATTTTTTCAAATTCTTTCAATGCTTCTTCTACTTTTGCAGTTACAATTATCTCAATTTCTTCTACTGTCATTGTTATTCCTCCTTCCATATTTTCATTATAAAAAGCACCAGTTTAACTGATGCTTTATTGTTAATATATTGATATTTGTTCTTCTTCCATTCTTGGAAGTATTCCTTTTGCCTTCAAGAACTCATATAAGAATAATCTTCCTTTTTGTGTCCACATCATACTAGTTCTACTTCCTTGTGTTCCATTTGAATGAGTAAATTCAAATGTCTTTGTTTGTGTGTATCCTTTTCCTCTATATTTTTTGTATAATAGCCAACTAGCCCCTTCTTTATATTGAATGCTAAATTTCTTTAACATCTTATTAAATTCAGGTGCTGTAAATCCATAGTCACATGCAATCACATTTACTTTAGTTAAATCATCACATTGCAAAATTCTATCTGTATAATCTGCTTTTGGCTTTAATTCTCCAATAAGTTGGTCTTTTTTATCATTCTCTGCAAGTAAGTTTCTATTTTCATTTCTTAGGTTTTCAACTTTTGCATTTAATACATTCATGGCCTTTAAGATTAATTCATCTTCATTCATATTTTCTTCCCCTGCTATGTATCCACCTGTTTTTCTTATTGATGGCAATACTTCACTTGTTACCCATCTTTTAAATCTTTTTGCATTTGGTAGTTTACTTGACATTATTAAACTATATAATCCACTTTCGTTTATTACTGTTGTGTCTTGTATTCCTGAGGTGCTACCGAAACGGTACTACCATTCTATCTTCTTCATCAACATGTCTGTTTATATCTCTACTACCATTTTTATATCCTAGTATTGTAGCAATTTCTTTTCCAACAAAATAAGGTTCATTGTTTATTTCTAAACTTCTAATTTCTCCAAATTCTTCATTTTTAAATATTTGTAATTCATTCATTATACTTTTTCCTCCTTTTATAGTATTAATTACATACATTTTGTTTTCTCAATAATTTTAATTAATTGTTCCCAAGTTGTTTTGCCTTCTTCAACTAATTGATAAGCATTTTTACAAATATTATAAACTTTTGAATCAATTCTTTTGTTTATTTGACTTTCATATTCAATAACATACTTATCAAATTCACTTATTTCTAGTTTTTCATCTTTGCCTAGCCAAGTTCTCTTTCTTAAATCATTTTCTATCCATTTAACCAACTTTTCTAGTTTTTCGTTTTCTTTTGTTCCGACCCATAGTTCTGCTATAGGTTTAACAAAACTCATTCTCATTTCTGTTTCTTCACAATGAAACATTCCTTTTGTTTTATAAACAATTTCTAATTTTTTCATAATAAAAAGACCTTCCTTTCAATTTTGTATTGAAATTCCAGTCCTACTGTGATACAATATATTTGTAGGAACTAAAATTTCTATGTGTAAGAAACTCGTGTATCCGCCAAGATATGTAACGGGTTTCTTCTTTTACTTTCTTATTTCATTATAAACCTTATCTATTCCTTCTCTGACAATTTCTGACTTATTTTTATTGCTATTATTAATACAATATTCTAGTTTCTCTTTATCTTCTTTAGATATTCTTACTTTTAGTTCTTCATTTTTAGGATTAGTAGTAGGTCTACCCATTTTTTTATTTTCTATTTTTCTCACCTCACTTTTGTTCACACATATATATTATAATATGTTCCCGCAAAAGTCAAGAGGTATTTTAAAATTTTTTAAAATTTTTACATAATAAAAAACACCTACCTAAGTAAGTGTTTCTTCATATCTTAATAGTATCTGTATAAATATTTTATTATTATTTTTTTCTCTAATACGAATCCTAATTTATTATACATTTACCTATTTTTATTCCAATTTTTTATAAACTTGTCTGATTCTTCATTTAAATTTTTTATATGCATTAATGATATTGGTTTAGCTTGGACAATTACTGTTAGTAAATTCATTTTAACATTAACTGCTTCTATCTTATTTAATGCAATGCTACTATTAGATTTAAAAATTAATCCTTTTTTTATTATTAGTTCTCTGTCATTATACAAATAGTTAGTATTTTTTAGTTGAGCAAGCACAATTACAGGAATTAGTAATAAAAAAAACAATATTCCACCACTTATTGCTATAAAAATGCTCATTATAGCAAGCCAAAACCAAAATGATACCATACTTATTGGTATTTTATAATACTTAGTTTCTTCCATGCTTATTACTCCTTTTATTCTATTATAAAAAATTATATACCTTTCATAAATGTTTTATTTTACCCTTTCCAAGTATGCCCACAATTTTGACAAACACGCATTGTCTTTGTAGTATTCTTTATTTTTTTTCTTTTTCCTATAAATATTGCTGCTAATAATGCTGGGATAGTTAAAAAAATCCATTTTATTGGTATCCACCACCATCCAATACACAACCACCAAAGTAAACCGTGATGTTTTGTAACTAATTTTTGTTCATTAATTATCTGAAAATTTATATTTTCACTTCCACATTTAGGACATTTCACAGTAATACATCTCCTCTTATATTATTATAAGAAAATTATATCACTTTTAGTTGTACTTTTGTGTCGAATTTTGTCAAAAAGTATGATTTTTTTAATTTTTTTCTGCTTTCATTATACCTCTCATTCTTCTTATAATTTCTTCTGGAGATTGTGTTTGCTGTTCTTCTTCCTTAAATAATTCTTTGTAATTATCTCTAATTGGTACTATTTTAGGATTTCTACTCATACTATCTGCTCTTATAAGTTTATTTGTTACCGCTTCTTGTAAATTAATTTCACGCTTTAAATCATCAATTATTTTTACAAGATGTGTTTGACAATATGCATTTATTTCTGAATATCTACTATTCCAAAACTCATATGGTCTCATATCAAAATAGTAAGCTAGAGACTCTATTGAATATATTAATTCAACTAAATTATGAGCCTCTTTTATTTTTTCAACTATATCATTTAAGCCTCGTAACCTTGAAATCCCTGTTCTTGAAATTGTTTCTCTGCTATTTTGCTCATTGCACTTTCTGCTGATTTTTGAACTAAATCGTTCATATTCATTGTTGATAAAGGATTTGATGTCATTTCTTTTAATTCTTTCTTGTTCATTTTCTTTTTGAAAAAACCCTCTTCATTCAATGCCTCTGCAATCTTTCCATATAAATCATTTGCTGTTATTCCTTCTATTCTACATTCGTCCATAAAGTCATATACTTCATCTGATGATACAAATACACTTTTACCATCTTCGTTTTCTGCCAATTTAAATATTATTTTTGATAAAGCTTCTCTATCGCATATTGCATATGCTTTTGTAAATGCTTCTTCAAAATTTTTATTTTTTAGTAGATTAGCTATATCTACTATTTTTCTTGTTTTTAGTACTAAATTTATTGTTTTATTTTTTGTTTCTATAATCATCTTTAATTCTCTCCTTTGCAAAAGAGAGAAGGCTTATTCTGCCTTCTCAATATTTTCATCTATTGTGCTAGTAACTTTCTTCGTCCTACTCCTAGCACTTAATGTAGAACTATTCTGTGGGAAATCCTTTACTTTCTGTTATTTCTGAGCTTCTATAAATTGTTAACTTTGATTTTAACATATCATCTATAGCAATTTCACTCATTCCTATATAACATGTACCTGTGAAGTACCATGTTAATGGTTTACCAGCTTCTGATGTACTTTCTGGTAATTGAATTGCCCAATAACCATTTGTTTTTGCTGTTTGTACAGCTTTTAATTCATCATATTGGTCTTCTTTAAATAATATTTCTATTTCTAGATTTTCTGCTTTTTGTCTTCCTTCTGCTTGTCTTTCATCTGGAATATCTAAAGCACTATATGTTATTCCTTCTGGTGCTTTTAAAAATTCTGGTATGCTTTGTACAAAAGCTATTTGTTTTCTTTTTCCTGCTGATTTTAAATCTTCTAATGTATCAGCATGGAATAGTTTTGTCATTGTACTTGTTTTTGGATCCATTTTAAATTCCTCCTATTATCTTATAAAATTAAAAGAGGTCGTTATTGAATTATAACGTACCTCAAATGTTATTGTTATACCGTATTTTTGCAGTATTTGGTCATATACTGCAGGAGTGGTATTTGTCCTTGTAAAATTAAGTTCTTGAAGTTTCTTATCAACTTCATCTGCCATTTTCATTGCTTGACGTTGCTTTTCATTCCAACAAGTTATTGATATTTGAAATGTAGAACGGATAGGAAAAGCATTTTCAGTTAAGTTTACGGATTTCAAAGGTGTATGTAACTCTAAGCAAGGAAATTTACTTGTAGTTGTTGGATTTGTTAATATTTGTTTATATTTTAATGATTCTAGTTTTTCATATACTAAATCACTAAACTCTAATACACTCAAATCTTTCATTTGCATACCTCCTTTAATATCTCATCTAATTTTTTCTTAACTATTTCTGTATTTTCATTTCTACTTTTAAAACTTGCATCAGCCATAAAGTGGTTGGCCTTACTTCCATGAGCAATATAAAAATCCATTCCTTGAATATTTACAACTGGGTAAGGCAATGTTTTTTCAACTTTACTTACTGGAATAAACCATTCTGTATAACCACTCTCTAAAAAGTGTTTTGATTTTCCTACATGTTCCATCTCAGCATTAGCACCTGTCCCAAAATATTCAAAAAACAAATATGAAACCCCATTACTCATAAATTTAGAAGGATCAGCATAAACTTTTCCCTTTACTTCTTTAGTAGACATATCAATCATTTCAACTAATATGCCTTCTTCATTATTTCCTTTTTCCAACCTTATAGCATAACCTCTAATGTTTTTTAATACATCTTCTGTTATTATTTTTGCAGTTTGTGGTAATTTTTGAATTATAGCATCTATATTTTTAAAATTATGTTTTACTTTTATATTACAATTGAAATTTATCATTGTATTTTCTCCATTCTATATACATAAGTACTTCCTATTTTATTTTTGTCCAGTACTCTATACTCCGGAATAAACTTCTCTAATTTTGAGATATCTTCAAATGATATTCCATTACCTTTTTGTATATCATAATCTCTAGTCGTACGACCTTTATATGTACTATAATCAACTTCCCCAGTAGACTTCCTATCTAGTTTATTTACATCTTGTTGCATATTTAACCAAGCTATTTCCTTATATTTCCATACTTTTTCTGGTTCTCCGTGGTCTTCTATTTCTTCATATTCTGATATATATACTTTTGTTAAATCTCGTAATAACATTATTTAATCCTCCTTAATCCAGATTTTATAATGTCATTTCTTAATTTATCTATAATATCTTCAAATGATGTTGAAATAGAGCCTTCATTACGACTTGCTAAGCCTTCTGCTCCTCTTGAAAGATATACTGCTTTTGTTGCTTTCTTGATATATGGAAATAATTTTTCATCATCTTTTTGTCTATTAGAAATATCAGAGGCAATAGAACTTACTTCCTCAAATATTTCATTTAAGACTTCTTCATCATCTTTATAATTAGATGATAAATCTGCTATTATTTTATCTATATTGTTAGTTTCTGCCATTTCTATTGCCCCCTTGTTTATTCTTGTGGTAAAAGAGCCTGTAAATCTTTCTTTTTAGTTATTCCATCAAAAGCAATTTCTTTTTCAGTTAGAATTGCTTTTATTTCTTCAACTGTTAGCTCTTTTTTAGTTTCTTTTTCTATTTTATTTATCTTCAATCCTATAAATGTTGACATTTCACTACCTCCTATCCTTCGTATGAACAGTATACACCAGCTAATTTATTCTCATATACGTGTCCATATAAGTTATTGTTTCTGTATTTGAATACATTGCTATCTCCATTTTGGTCTTCATCTGGTGTGAAGTATTTAATAAATTGGTCCATAGCTGTAACAACTGCAGATTTTTCAACACATAAGAAGTTAATTTCTTTTCCACCTTCTATTAATTCATAGTAGTCTGATGTTGATGGATTTCCTGTTGGTGAAGTTACTTTTGAATAAGTTCCAGAACTTTCTGTGTAATATGTCTTTCCTGATACTACAGCTGTATCTTTTGACTTAATATATGTATCTTTTGCTTTTTGGTATCCATAGTTTTCTTTTCCATTATTTAATGTTACAGCTGTGTACATTCTTGTTTGTGGTACTTCAATTATTGTTGAAAATCTTTCTAAAACTTTCTTTGATTTAGTTGTATCTAAATCATCTATCATTCCCTTTAGTGTTGGTGTTATAAATAAAATTCTATTTTCAGTTGAAACCTCGTCTTCGTCCATTTTATTTGTACAAGCTCTTAATGCTGTTACAACTCCTGCACCATCAGAAATTGTTTCTTTCTTTGTTGATATTCCTTCTACACCTGCTATTTTTGCAATTCTTGCAGCATCTGTTTCTGGAACTACTTTTGTTCTTACAAATTCTCCTGATAATTTTGCAAATGGTAATCCTAATGCTTCTTGATTATCTAATCTGTCAATTCTTAAATCTTGACTTCTTTCTTTATCATATTTTACTGTTTCCCATTTGAAAGTTGTTGACCCCTTTGTATATCCATCATTTCTTGAAAAATCTCCTAAACCGTCCATATCTAGTTTAGCAACTTTGATTTCTCCATTTAATCCTTTTTGTACTGTTGTTTCATCTCCATCTAATATAGATGTTTTTGCTTCGTTTTTATACACCTCATCTAATTTTGGTAAGTATATTGTTGATATTTCAATATTATTCATTTTTTAATCCTCCTATTTAATTAATCCCATTGCCTTTCTTATTGCTTCATCAGCACTTGACTTATTACCAGATGGGTCTGGATTGTATGGTGGTTTTTCTTTTGACCACTCATTTACTGCTTTTTCTACAATTCTGTCTTGAATTGACTTTATAAGCTTTGTTTTGTCTTGTAATTGCTCTGCTGTCATGTTTTCATAATCAAAAAGATTTAAAAATTCTGGGTCAAATGCTGTATCTTGTGTTGTTGCTATTTTTAAAGCTTCATCTTTTAAATCTCTAGCATTTAACTTTCTTTGAATTTCTTGGTTTGCTTCTTCTTGTTTCTTCAATTGATATTGAAGTTTTTGTGTTTCGTTCATTTGAGCTAATTTTTCTGCTTCTGACTTTTGTGTATCTTGTTCTAATTTCCATTGTTCTTTTAATTTTGTTTCATGTGTTTGAATTGCTTTTTGAACTCTTCTATCAAATTCTGCTTGATATTCTTTGTTGGATAAAACATCATCAAAAGTCTGTGTTTGATTATTATCCGTTGCGTTATTTGCCCCGTTATTATCAATAGTTGTGTTATTTGTATTTTGGTTTTCGCCTTCCATATTTTCTCCTATCCCAATTTGTTCTTTTGCCCAAATTGTTACATTAAAAATTCTGTTGTTCTTTTTAGCCTGCAATCAGTAAAAAGGCATAAAAAATAGACGTACGTCTACGTCTAAAAATTTATAATTATAAAATATTAATAACTTATTTATTTTTTTCTTTAACATTAAGATATATTGCATATCCTATTATTCCTGTTAATTCTGTTAATATTGTGGCTATTACTCCACACCAAAATGGATTTATATACATATTTTATCCTCCTTTAATTTTATTTAAATCATATTATTAAACAATGAGCCGAATAAATCGTTCTTTGAAATCTTTATTTGTGATTCAATTGTGTTTCTCTCTTCTAATGACATCTTATTAATTATTTCTTTAGCTACGATGTCTAATGATTTTTCTACCGCCTCATTAAATTCTTCTTCAGTAAACCATCCTTTTTGTATCATTACTCTTGCTAATATATTTAAAATTGCACTTATTTGAAGATTTGCTCTAATAGCTTTATTTGTCTTTAAGTATTCAATAATTTCTTTATCTGACATTTACTATCCCTCCATAATAAAAGCACCTACTTTTTAAAGTAAGTGCTAAAATTTGATTCTCATCATTTCATTGTAATATTTTTCCCATTCTTCATATTCTTCTATGATTTTCTTTGGTGTATTTTCTTTCCATTTCCATGGTTTTTCTTCTCCTAGTGTATCTATTTGCCAATCCGTCCAAGGGTGTTCCATAGGCATCATATTAAATCATCCCTTTCATAACTTCTATTATGTTTTTGCTTAATAATGAAGCATTTTGTTTATTAGCATAATAATCTGCAAAAGCTTCAGCTATTATTTCTTGTCCTTGTTTTTTATAAGCATAACCTGAAATATTTCTTATTAGTAAATCTTTTTCTTTTATATCATTAACGCCTATTTTATTCAAGGCTTTATTTAATATTTTATTTACTGTTATATTATTTTCGCTATCAAAAACTATTGCATTATTATTGTTATGATTTAATTTTTTTATTATTTCTGTTACTGCTATATGTCCTATTTCATGTATTGACATATCTTTATAAGTTGTGTTATTAGGATGAAAATGCTTCTTAACATCCATTTCATATAATTGTTTTGGAACTTTACCATTATAAAATTTATTTTTATTTATATACATTACATATGTTCCATCTTTTTGTAATTCTACTGCTAGTCCACCATTTGGATGGTCTATTTCTTTTATTTCTTTAATCTTTCCTCTTATATTTGGAAAATCATTATATACTCTACTCATATTGTTTAATAATTCTTTTAAAACTTCTTTATCTATATGCCTTGTATTCATTTTTTTAATATTGTATTTTTCTTTTATATCTTTTTCAAATTTTGTATCAAATATATTAAATTGTTTTTCTGTTTCTAACTCAATATGCTCATTATTAGAATTATACACAATTGTACTTCTACAATAGTGAAAGTGATGTTGTATTGGTGGGAGATTTAAGCCTAGTACTAATCCATTGCATCTAATTCTTTGTACTGTTAATTCTTTTTGTGTCTCACCATAATATCTATCAAATACATTTTCTTTGTTAATATAAAACTCTTGATTATTTAAACTATCACACATTAGAGTTGTTTTGTTATCTTCTACTGCAATAAATCTAACTTTTGAATTATCTTCCGTTACTTCTTTTATTCCTTCTACTTTTGCTAGATTATTTAAGCTAATCATTTGTAAATCTGCTGCACCTGATATTTTGTCATTATTTATATTAAGTTTTTGATTATTTTGTCTATTTATTATTGTTTGAAACTCACTAGAATCGATTTCTAGGTCTTTTTGTTGTTGCATATTGAGAATTGCTTGTTTGTATATTTGTTGTGCATTATACTGCATTGTTGCTTCAATATATTGTTTCCAATTAAAGCCACTGTAATTTGGTTGGTCTAATAATGCAAGAAATAAAGCCATCGCTAATATTGATGGCTTTTTCTTTTTATTTACTTCTTTTTGTCCGTTCTTCATAGTAATAATTTGCATCTTCATACATTATTTGTTTTTCTTGCTCTTCTAATTTGTTTTGTTCTTCTATGTATGCACTATAAATAAGTAATTCTAATATTTCACTATTCTTTACTCGCGTTCTTCCATAAATGTTATTTGCTAACACTTTAAAATAACCTGTTAGTAGTTTTTGTTCTTTCCATTGCTCTATGTAATTATTTATTCTTTTTTTGGTTTTATTATCTGCTATATTATATATATTTTCTGATGTAAAATTAAATGTATCTAGTAATTCTTGAAGTCTATTTTGCGTTTGTTTTGATGTTTTATTATATAGTTGTTTTAATTCTCGCATTTTTGCATCGTGATAATTCCATATATTCATATTTCTATACCTTCCATATTAAACAAATAAAAATTCCAAGCATGATATATATAAACCTTGATATATTTATCCCTGTAATTTCTTGTATAAATCCTTCCATTATTCCTGCCATAAAAGATAATAATGATATGCATTCAATTTTTATTAATAACATATTTTTACTCCTTTTTTATCTGTTTATTAACTGCTTTTTCTTGTTCTTTCTTATTGTCTGCCATTAATTTCTGTACTTTCTGTTGTTCTGTCAAATCTGTTATTTTGTTGTCTTGCTTATTTCCATTCTTATTTTGCTCTACACCTGTTTGTCCCGTCATTTGCATTTGTTGTAAATTTTTTTGAATGTTTTCTTCATTTTGTTTATCTATTTTTTCTAGTTCTGAATTACTGTCTAGGTCATCTGGCAACATATCAATAACTGATGCATCACTTAATAGTCCCCTTAATTTTAATGCTCTTGACGTTTCAGTATCTTTGTCAGTTGGTAGATTTCTTTGTAAATCTATTTTTATACTTCTAAAATCATAAGATTTATGTTTTCTTTTATTTATTCTATCTATTATTGTTTCCCATCTTCTCAATATTGCTTGTTTAAAATGTTTGTCTGCATCTGTTATCATTTGTTCTAATGCAAAGAATTTTCTATCTAATGCACTTGCATTATCTGCATTTGTAAATCCTAAGTCTGTTATGTTTGGCACTCCACTTATCATCGCTATTAAGTCTATTAATGTCTTTTTATGATTTTCTAGTGCTGTATCTTGTACTGATTTTTCAACCCATGCTATATCACCTGAATTATCTGGTGTATAAAATACTTGCATTTTCAATAGTGCTTTGTCTTCTTCTTCTCTTGCTTTATTAACCACTTGTTTGGGTTGTCCATTTTCATCTAATTCTGGTTCGCCTTTGTCATCTAATTTTGTGGTCATTAAATCATTTTGTGGCGTAAAACCTGTTATCTTTAATTTTGCATCATCATTATATTGAAATGTATTTCTACTATTTTGTACTACTCTTTCATAAGCACAAATTAAAGAGACTACCAATTCAAAGCTTGATAATCCCATTTCATTTTCTATTGCTATGCAAGGAAGCATATTCCATTTACTTTTTTCAAATTTTTGTTTATCTTCTTGTAATTTTGCATAATCATTTGGTGTTGGTGAATAGTATCTTTTGCCATTTATCGTTGTTAATTCTACTATTGTTATGTCTGCACCATTTTTATCTCTTTCAGTCCATTTTCTTAATTGTCCTATTTGTTTTACTGGTGTTGAATAATCAAATATTCCTATTGTATTTAATGCACTTTGCTTAGTATATACTATTTCATTATCTTCATTTTCGTATAATACTTCATAGCATCCTCTCATTCCAAAATAATCAAATGCTAAATCAAAATATTCTGTTCCATCATCGTTGTATTTACTTATATAATCTATTAATACTTTTAATTCTTCATCCTTGTTTGCATCTGTATTAAAGACTTTATTAAGCAATTTTTTGATTATATTTAATTTTGTTGGGTCTGATATTTTTTCAACATCATATACTGGTGCTTTTCCTGCAAAATATCCTGTTACCATTGAATTTATATAATTTTCAAATGCTACTTTTATTTTTTCATCATTTATACTTACTAGTTCAGAATTATCTGTCTTTCTTCTTATTCTTTCATATAATTGTTTTCTTGCATTCCATTCTTTATCTGCTAACATTAATATTTGTGCTACACTATTTTCATTTTCTAATGTTTTTGGATTCCATTGTATCATTTTGTTTCCTCCTATATTGGTTTTATATAACCAAATTGTAATTTCTTCTGATTTATGTATTTTTCTACTGCATATCTCATTGCATCCATCAAATGGTTAAAATCATCTATTGGTCTATTTATCTTGTTTCCAAACTTGTCCTCGTCCCAAGTATAATTACTTATTTCTGTTATAAAATTTACACATCTAGGATGTATTATTATTTCAAAGTCTTGTATAAATTGAATACCATTGTTTATACTGTCTTTTCCTTTTAATGCACCTGTAATATGTCTTAATCCTAATCCTCTTAATTCATCTATTGACTTTGGTTCTGCACTATCTGCCGTTATCTTTTCTTTTGAATAGCCCATTTGATTTATTTGGTTATATATTGCTTTGTTACTCATTCCTTTTTGATATATTTCATCATATACATAAATCTTTTTGTTTTTTAAATCTATTGCACCACAAAATAGTGCTGTCGGGTCGTTTGTATAACCAAAGTCTAACCCAAAAGCACTATCTAAGTTTCTTATTGTATTTAATTCAAATTTTTCTTCTTTCCAATTTTCATATACTAATCCATCAACTATACCCCAGTTACCTAATCCTGCAACTTGATATCTTCTAGGATTATTTTTCTTCATTCTTTCAAATACTTTTTTATCTGCTTCATCTAGCCACTCGTTACAAAGATAATTTGTTGTCATTGCTAATATATCATCATCTTTAACATCAAAAAATCTTTTCTTAATCCAATGATGTTCATTCCAAGGATTTAATGTTATTGTTATTTGTTTAAATAATCCCTCTGGTACTTCTCCGTCTTATACTTTCATCTATTACATCAAAATCAGATTCTTTTGTTATTTCGTATGCTTCTTCAATCCATAACCAACATAAAACACCAATATCTACTGATATTGATGTTACTTTTAATGGGTCGTCTAATCCTCTGAAATATATTTTCTGTCCTGTAGGTTTGTATGTCATTTCTAATGGGCTTTCTTTTATTTCCCAGAAACTATCTACTTGTAATCTATGTATTGCCCATTTCAATTCTGTAAAGCAACTATCTTTTAATGTTCTAAATGTTTTTCTAATTACAAGTGTATTAGCCTCTTTGTATTTCATCATGTTACTTATTATCCATAATGCTGTTGTTTTTGACTTTTTACTTGCTCTTGAGCCTTTGCATACTCTATATCTACATTTACAATGCCAATATTCTGCATAGCCTTTTCCAACTATACTTTGCAATGATATGTTATTTACTTGTTGTTGTGTATTTTTGTTTATTATTTTATTCTGTAATATCATCTGTTATCACCACTGGTATATTTCCAGTAACTTCAACTTTTTCTTTAAATGTACCATATCTTTTTCCAAGTAGTTCTGCACATTTTGTTCTATCTTGTAATGAAGCATCTAATCCAAATTGGTCTTTTTCTTCTCCTCGCATTACTTTTGTTAAGTACTGTAATACTTCATCCTGTGAGGCAATTCTTTGGTCTTCTTTTTCTTGAAGTTTTATCTTTATAAATTTGTCTAGTTTTGACAAGTTTTGTGAACCTATTCTATTAAGATTTTTTCCCTTATATCCAGCTTTTTTACAAGCTTCTGTTGCATTTGCAGTTTCTATATAATAATCAATAAATCTCTTTTGCATTTCTGTTAATGCGTTATATTCCTCTTCTATATTTTCATATTCCATCTGCCTCACTTCCTTTTCTGTATTCTTCTATTAGATATTTCATTACATCTACTTTACTATAGCATTCTTCTTTCGTTTTATATCTATCTTGTAGTTCAAACTCATCTGTTTCTTTGTTATATATTTCTACTTGTTCTTTTTTTAGTATTTGATATTTAGTACAATACTTACAATTCTTTTCACTATAAAATTGGAAAGTATTTATTTTATATATTTGTCCTTTTATAGATAATGCATATAATAATTTGTTTATGTTTTTATTTATGTTCATAACTTTTCTCCATTATAAAAGAGCCTACTATTGTAAGCTCTCTGTTTTATTTCTATTTTATCTCTTCCATTAAGGATTCAATTATATCTATAAATTCTTTGCCTGTTAATGAGGAAGCTATATTTTTATTTATAACTTGTATATCCTTTATTTTCTTAAGCTTGTTTAAGTTGTTATTTAGCCTTTCTATCATTTCTCTTGTTATAATACCATAACAACATTCTCTAATTTCTTTTAGAGTTTCCTGAGCTATTAGATCATCTTCTTTATTTTGAAAATTTTGAAATTCTGTTGTATACACAAGATAAGCATTTTTTTGTCCTTCATCTAATTCTATTGTATTTTCTTTTCCACAAATAGGACATTTGCATGTCAGCAAATATTTATCTTTGTCCTTAATCATTTTTGTTTCTTCTATTCTAATTTGTTTATTCCTAATTGGTATTGGCCTATGAGTATATCCTTCTTTAATTGCATAATATTCTTTATCTTCTACACAATTCATACATTGAAATTTAAAACACATACTTCATTTCTCCTTTTTCGAGGATTTTATCATATTCTCTTTGAAAAGTTTGTCGAAATTTAGCGAAAATACTTATTTATTATTTCATTTATAAAATCATTAATACTTGCTACTATTTCGCATACATCTTCATATGTAAATGTTTTATCGTCGTTTTGATTATGTCCATATTCAAATAGCCATACGTGTGTTAATTCATGTTTTAGTGTCTTTATTATATTAGCTTGGTCTTTTAGTAACATTATTGTTTGAGTTCTATATATTGTTACTCCTAAAGTCCCATCTGGTTTCATTTCATTATTTATTGTTGCTTCATCAACTTCTTCTATTGTCCATTCTGTATTATTTATCTTAAATTTCATTTTATTATGCACCTTTCTTTAATCATATAAGGACAAAATACTTTACCTTCTCTTAGATTAGTAATTTCTAAAAAAGAACAGTTTTTACACTGTTCTGGTAATTCGCTCTTTATTTGTTTTAATTTCCATTTTTCATTATATTTTTGCTCTTCTTCTATCATATTTAGTACTTCCTCACAACTGTCAAATTTACATACTTTACACTTTTTATTCCCGTTTGGGCATATTTTATTATCTATTAAACATTGAATCATATTCTATTCCTCTTCTGTGCATGTTAATTTTCCGTCTATTCTTCTTACTATTTTACAATCTATGTTCTTTGTGCATTTGCTACAGTTTTCTTTTTTAAATTGTTCTATTTGTTTATCCATGATTATTTCTCCATTTTATTTTTATTTGTATGAAAAAAGCACTGAAATTAATCAGTGCCTTTTTGTTAAATTTTATTAATCATGATGTCCATATTCATTAGTTCCAGCATTGTACCAATCATGAGAATGGCCTTTAGATGAATCGCTTGTACCGTATACATCAATACGGCTATCAGTCTGCCTTACTGTACCACCTGAATCTGTTGGATAACAAAAGTTACCATTTCCAGCTTCTAAAATGTCTTCTTCAAGTGACCGCTGACTTTCTTTTGTACTTTCATATCTTCCATCCCATCTACTCATGCTCTTACCTCCTAAAGCATTTGCTTTAATTTGCTGTTTGCTTAGTTTCATTATCATTTTACTATATTATGTTAATTTTGTCAATTTTTATATTATTAACTTTTTAAACCACATAGAGGTACAAAAAAAGAATAGACATTTAAAACATCTATTCTTCCAAAAAGCTAATCAAAAATATTTGTGAGACCATTTCTTTTATCTCTGATTATATATATATCATATTTCTATGTCGTGATTACACCTCTTTTGTCGTGTTGTTCAAATTTTTTTAATGCTATTCCATTCATTTTGCACATATGCTTATAATCATAGTCCATTTCACTTGCTGTTGTTACTAATGTTTTTCCTTGTATGTATACTTTTTCTAGAATCAACTTATATGGTTGTTCTACTAAATCCAATTGTTCTAATATCTTTTTTTGTTTTTTATCCGCTTCTATTATTTTTTGTAACACTTCTTCTAAACTATCTTCTAATATTGCTATTTTTTCAGCTATACTATCTTCTACTTTTCTGCTTCCGTTTTGGCATATCTGATAACACTGCTGTTATATTTGTTATACTTGTTTTTAATTCTTCTATATACTCTAATCTCTCTTTAATCCACTCTTGATTATGTTTATAATCTTTTAATTCTTCTCTAGTCATATCTTTTGTGCTCCTTTCTGTTTATTTTTAATATTTTCTCTTATTAATTCGTCTTTTAAACTGTCTAGGATCTTGTATGCTTCATTTAATTGTTGTTGATTATATTTTCTCTTGTCTAAACTTATGAAGTCTATATCTTCTAATTTACTCATTATGTTTACTACTATGTTGTATATGTGATTTATTGTCATTTGTTTGTCCTCTCTTTTATATACTCATATATTACACTTTCAACATAAGCTAATGCTTCATAATTGCTTATGTATCTTCCGTCATGTCTGTGTCTTACTGTACTTCTTATTATCTTTATTTCTTGATTATATTGTCTTTTATACATTGTTGCTAATTGATTCTTACTTAAGCCTGCTTTCCATTTTTGAATTATTTCTTTATCTTGCATACCACACCTCTTTAGATTCTCTTTAGAAACTCTTTAGATGTAGTATGCTCTTTTATTTATTTAATAATTCTTTTGCTTTATTTTCAAAATATTGTTTTATGCACTCTGTGCATTTTTCTTTATCTTCAAATTCATTGCAATTTTCTTTTTGTCCCATACGCCTACAAATATCTTCATCTATATCATTATTATTAATTGCTTCTGACATTAAATCTATTATTTTGTCTTTATTTTGTAATTGCTTGTTTAATCTTGAAAATTCTTCCTTATATAGACTATATTTTTCTAATTTTTTAACTTGTTTTACTCTATTCCTTAATTTTCTTAATAAGTCATCATTATGTTTCTTTAATTTATCAATCTCTTTGTCTTTTTCTTCTAGCATAGATAGAACATTTTTTAAATCTGATATGTAAACAGGTATCCCAATATTTTTTGTATATTTTTCTGCTAGTATTTGTCTTCTAAGTTTTTTTAGTGATTCTTCTTGTTCTTTTGTCATATGTTAGTCCTCCTTTTGTTTATTTTCTAATGTTTCTGCTAATTTATATGCTCTATCCATAGATTTTTCTAAATATTCATCTGTACTTTGTTCGATAGAAATCCAATCCCATATAAATCCATAAATAAACACACCTAAAATTATTAAAAATATTTTCATTTTATTTTCTCCCTTCTAGTAGTTCTTGTAAGACATTTATTGCACCTACAGTTTCATAGTGTTCAACTGTATACAAGTTTTTCTTTAATTCTTCTATCTTGTCTTTTACTTTTTGAATTGGAATATATAACTTATTTACTAATTCTTGCGATAAACAATTTTGTCTAATCCATTCATATTTTGATTTTTCTTTTTCTAAATTTAATTCATTATCTAATCTAATCATGTTTTCAGCATATGCTTCACTTTCTCTTTTTATTGCATTGTTTTTTATTTTTAGTTCTTTATTCTCTTTTAATACTCTTTTATAATCTGATAAAATATTATCAAATGAATTTTCCAAATCTAAATATTCGCTATATGGTAATCCGTATTCAATATATTCCTTTACATCTTCTATTCGTTGTTTTACTCTTGTTATATCTTCTTCTATGCTATTTTCTTTAATTGCCATCCAAATCATCTCCAATTCCGTATTCTCTTAATATTAAGTAACATTCTTGAGCAATTTCATTTATACTTGCTTCTTTTCTATTTTTTAATAAAGCAGCATTATGTAATTTATTTATTATAAAACTTAAAGCTATATAATAATTTTCTATATTTTTATATCTTTCTTTATCTATCGATGTACTTCCATAAGGTTCTATTTCTCCTAATAATTTATATAATATTTCTTCAATGCTTAATCTCTTTTCTTCTATACTATTTTTCATTCTTCCTCCATTTCTAATGTGTTTAGTAACATTTGTTTTAAATCATTTAAAACTGGTTTAATATTTTTATGTAACTCATCATTATAATGCTTAAATTCTTCACTTTCTATCATATTTGAAAAGCTTGTACCAATATTTAAGATTGGCTCTTTCTCATCATTTATTGTAATATAACATTCTATTTTTAATATATTAACTCTATCTTCTCTACTATTTTCTTTCACTTAAAACACCTCCTAAGGCTTGTCTTTTTTGATATTCTGCTATTCCTAATTCTATAATTTGATTAACTATTTCTTCATCTAAGAAATCAATTCTTATATTTTTCTTTGGATATCTTTCTCTAAGATAATCTTTTATTACTTGTTTTGTGTGTTCATCATCTCGTTTTACTACATCTTTTATTACTCTTTCTGAAAAAGAAAATATTTCATTCTCTGTTTTTTCTTTCACTATATACCCCCTTAATATCTCGCTAAAAATTCTTTTAATTCTTTTCTTAATGTTTCCCAATCTTCTATTTTTTCTAGCAATTTATTTAATTCATCTTTAGTTAATTTTGTGCAATCCCAGTTAGTTTCATCAAAATCATAACAACTACAATGATATCCTTCTGCTAAAACAAATTCATTATATTCTGTATCAGGCATATCTTCTAGCAACAATAATCTTTCCATCTCATAATCTCTTTCACTTGTTGTTGCAAATAATACATTATGCATTTTTATATCTGTTTTATTTTTTAAATTATATTTTTCCATATCTTATTTACTCCTTTACTACTAAATTTGCTTTGATTAAATCTTGTGTATATTCTTCTATTTTCATTCTTCTGCTCCTTTCTCTAATAAATCTAATATTTTTCTTTTTATTTGAGCAACTATTTCATATTTTCCAGCATTTTTATTAAATTCATCTCTTAACTGTATTGCATAATTATCTTCTATTCTGACATTATAGGCTTTTGCTTTTATTATGTTATATTCTTCAGTACACTTTACTTCTAATTCTTCTATATAATCTATTAATTCTTTTCCCATACTCTATCCCTCTACTTTCTCGACTAAATTTGCTTTGATTAAATCGTATAATACATTTAAAACTTCCGTTTTTGATGTATATACATATAACTTTCTTGAATATGTGTTTATATTTAAATCTCCATTACAAGCTGACATCGAATCTTTCCAAGCAGTTTTATAAAATCCAAACTTCTCTAATTCTTTTAAATCTACATCATCTCTTATTTTTAACATATCTATTCTCCTCCTAATAATTAACTCTGATTATGTAACTGTTGTATTGAGGTTCATAATCTATACTTAATTTTAAATTTTGCATTTTATCTATTCCATATCTTTCTATTTGCATTCCACCTCTTAAATTTCCTATATGATTAGTTATTGCAAATTTAACTATGTTTTTTAATATTTCTGTATATTGTTTATCTGCTTTTTGTTCTTCTAATTCTATCTTTAGCCTATCACTCTTATTTCTTAATCTACGATTAGATAATTGACAAGTTTGTAATTCTTCTTGTAAATTTTCTATTTTCTTATTTAGTTTTTTTACTTTTCCTTTAACACTCATCTTCTTCTCCTCCTACTTTATAGCCTTAATTAATTCCCAACCAGGAAGACCATTCTTTTTAATTGATTTTTTATTCTGTTTTAAATAATCAATAACTATATCTACATCAATTTGTCTTACATCATTGTTTTCAAAACACACAAGAAAATAAGCATTGCATCCTGCATTTTTACACTTTTTTAATTCGTTTGTTTGCCTTAAATCTTTCTTTACAATATGCCACGTGTCTGTTTTACATTCTTTTGCATCAAAACAGTCATGTCTGTTTGGTAAAAATATTTCATAATCAAAACATTCTCCTTCTAGATAAAGGCCCTCTGATGTTCTTTTTGCATAATTCTTATGCCCATGAAATCCTAATTTTTCAATATAATCTATTACTTTTTCAATTTGTTTTTCAAAACTTCTCCCTTTTTGCATTTTATGCTCCTTTGTACAATAATCTATTTAATATTTGACTTGCTTCGCTTTTTGTTAATTCACTAACATCTAAATCTTTGCACATTCTTTTTATTATTGTTTTTTGTTTTTCACTTGCTTCTGATTTTCCCCATTTTTTTATTTGTTTTATATCCCATATATATTTTTGTTCTGGATAATTCTCACATAAATATGTATAAGCCAAATCAAAAGCTTCTTGCATTTTCATTCTTTTACCACATAATGTTGTTTCTCCTAATTCATCTTGTGCTGGAATTATTAATCTAGAATTTTTTAAAGTACATACAAAATCGCCATTTGGCATTTTAAACCAATTTACATTATGTGTATTATAATCTTGCCCTTTTGCCCAAAGATTTACTATTTCTATGTTTTTTATCCAACTCTCAGGTATATCTGATATTTCTTGAATTAAATCTGGTAAGTCAAATAAATCTCCTTGAATTTCATCTTGTTTTGATTTTGGTACATTTTCCATATCTATTCCCAACAGTGTTGGTGCCGTGCAAAGATTAGCTCTTCCTGTTGTTCCTACTAAATCTATTAATATTAATTTTTCTTTTCCTGGATAAAGTCTTAAACCTCTACCTACCATTTGTGTATATAAAGAGCTATTTGAAGTTGGTCTTGCAATCATTACTGTTTCAACTAGTGGCATATCTGTACCTTCTGTAAATATCATACAATTTACTAAACAAGGTATTTCTCTATTAGTAAATTTTTGTATTAATTCAGATCTATTTTTTGTTTCTGCTGTAACTGCTACCGCTCCTGGTATAAGTTTTGCAATATTTTGTGCATGTTCAACAGATGTTGCAAAAATTAATGTTTGTCCTTTTGCATATTTTTGATATGTTTCTAATATTGCTCCATTTAATATATCTGTATTCATTGCTTTATCTAGTTCACCTGTTGCAAAATCTCCCATTCTTCTTGCTACTTTTGAAATATCATATCCTATATTTACTCTTAAACACTCAATGTCTGTTAAGTATTTATTTTTTATTGCCCATTTTAAATCTTTTTGAAATATTATTTTTTGAAATACATCATCTAGTCTTACATTGTCACCTCTGTTAGGTGTTGCTGTAAAACCTAATAAAAGTCGTGGTTTAAAATATTCTATTATCTTTTTATAACTTTGTGCTGCCGCATGATGTGCTTCATCTATTATTATCATGTCAAATTCATCTGGCTTGAATTTTTCTAATCTATGTGTTAAACTCATTATTGAAGCTATTACAACTTCTTCTCCATTGGACTGTTGACTAGCCATCTCTATTCCAACTGGACAGTTGTAATATTTTACTGGTTGTGTTATTAGTTCTTCTCTGTGTGCTAAGACTAATACACAACCTTTTCTTTTTATATTTGTAAATGTTGCTGTTTTACCTAATCCAGTAGCCATTTGAATTAAGTATGAACCTGGTTCTAATTTATCTATTATATCTAAAACTTCTTTCTGATAGTCTCTAAGTTTTAAATCCATTAAGTATCTCCTCCTCTGTTGCTGGTATTTTTTTTAATATTTGATTTAATGTATCTAATAATTTCATTACTTCTGGTAAATACTTGTCCACTTCTTCTATATGTTCTTCTATGTAATTGCAACCATTGTAATATCTTTGCAATATCTTATTGTATAATTCTTTTATTTTATCCATTTAATCGTACCTCTTTTATCCATTTTAATGTTTCTAATACTCCTTTTAGATACATTAATACATTTTCTTTGTCATTTCCTTCATATAGTTTAATTAATCTTTCAGTTCTATCAATTTCTGCATCTATTTTATCTTCTATTAATATTATTGTTTTTAATCTTTCTCTCATATTTTATTTACTCCTTTCAACTTCTTGTTGATTTTTATACTATTAGGGAGAAAAGGGATTTTTTTTGTATTATATATATATTTATATAGATTTTATTGGA